ATGAATTGTCTCCATCATCGAGATTGTAATTCACAAAGAAATAACCGGCTGATGGTCCTTGATCCGTACCAAAAACTCTTCCGGAGTCTAATCCTCTACCATTATCCCAGATACGAATAAATCCACCTCTGAGGTCGGGTATTCTGAAAGTTCCATCTCCATTATCTGCAAATTTATAGATTCCTTGAGTCCATGATGCCAGAGCAACCACATGTCCATTATGCAATGCCCAATTCCAAAGAGCAGCATATGTTGTCTTTGACAGAGACGTAACACCAGTTGCAATAAGACCAGTTCTAGCTGATGTAACAACATCCGTTATGAACTGACCAATATTCGTTGAAGCATATCCTGTATAATTTGCTCCATTAGCATTGAAAGTCTGCCATGTCATCCATTGATTATACGAATCATGCCAGACTGGTCCGATATCAATAGAAGGCAGTACGCTTCCAATAGCCAATCTGGTTGTCACAGAACGATTCCCAATTACAAGAAGTCCTGTTCCAGAAGAAGAGTTAGTAAACTCCATCGATTGAGAAGACACAGCGCTTGATGTACACTTCACACTGAATTTATTGATCGTTGTGTTATCACCTTCAACTACGATATCTAGTTCTCTCGTAGCAGCAGATATAGAAGATGTTACAACATTTCCAGTATTAGCAAATCGTAAACTTCCAGAATTTGTACCAGTCAATGCAACAGTTCCAGCAGCATCTGTTATAACGGCAACTGGTCCTGTGAAATTGCTTCCAGATAATTCTGCTTTATCAGATACGAGTTGATTCAGAGTACCAGCTGTAATGCGCTGTTCTACTTTACTACCGGCAACAAAAGGAACCTGAGTAGTTCCTTCCTGTGCTCTGACTACATTCCACACACCAGCAGATGCTAGGCTAGTTACTTTGACGATCTCTTTTACTAAAGAAGCACTCTCTAATGTTACAAAGAAAGGATACGAAGAAGGAAATAAAGATGTGTTGGATACAGTGATGGTTGATCCCGAATCACTTACAAGAGTCGTAGAAGCGTTATTCGAAAAATATCTTTTTTCCATAACTTCTTTCTATTAGTTAAGAGTGATAGTCCAAGTCAAAGCAAGAGTATCAGCTGCGCCTTTTGTCAGCACCACATTAGTCGATCTTGCAAAAAGAGTACCACCAGTTGAAGCATTGAACATACCACATTCGTTGATGGCTCCTGTTCCTACGCCTGGACCAAATGTTGCCACATATGTAATCACGGCACCTGTTGCTGTTCCAGATGAAATTGCAACGCGTGCTGTTTCTGTAACTAACGCAGTCTGAGTAACATCTGGGGCAGTTGTTCCGGCTCCGACAGCAATATGAGAAATGCCGGCAACTGATCCACCAACAAGCTTGCTAGCAAAGAATTGTTTGCCTGTCGTAACAACTAGATTGCTAACATCAACATCATTTTTGACATTTCCATCTGCATCGTATAGGACAGCATGAATCTGACCAGATAATTTGATATTTTCTTGTGTTGACATTATATCGTTCCTGTGTTTAATTGATTTGTGTTAATACTTACTGCTGATGATATGATCCAAGTAACTGTGTCTATAATTGATGTAGAGTCTTTCGGCGCATCCAATCCAACTCTAGAGATCGCATCAACAACAGTCAGTGTTCCTGTTTCATATCTACTAAATGTCATATTTAAAGATTCAGAAACAGTCAAAGAATCTGTAGGATTTCTCAAGAAGCTATATAATGGAGAAATGTTATCAACCGATGCAACAGAATCGGATAGATTGAACATATAACTTGCTGTTTTTGATGTCGCATCTACAAGAAATACATTTTCTTGTGGTCTGGCTGAAAGAACGAATGAAACATCATCCAACAAGAACAAATCTTCTATGATTGGATATGATGGAGCTATCCTAAGTTCCACACCATGCGTATATTGGACTCTTCTTCTGGTTGGTCTATATTTTCCTGCCGAATCCGATATATCAAGAATTCTATTTCCACTCAGTATTTGAGATCCATCTAGATTGAATGATCCATCTAGAACCAACGGATACTCATATGAATAATCAGAATCGTATACATAGATGTCCGTGAACTTCACATTCGCAAAGTCTTCGATTTTCCAGCTCCCATCTCCATCAGCTGTTGTTTCTCTGTTGAATAATTGTGATGCAGCAGTTCCGAATGTATCTGCAGCATACGAAGATCCTAACATAAATTTGAACTTATCTAAGAACTCGTACGTCGATCCTAGCGAAGATATCGATTGTGTTTGAATTCGCGTAGTGCTATCTTGAACAGATGTGGTGATACTCAATACTTTTTCTGTGAACTGTACAAAATCATCAAATCCTTTCTTGATTCTGTCTTCTACAGTTGATACGAAAGTGTTGATATTGACTTCACCGAACATAGCTAATCCAGCTGGGTGGATTAACTTATACATGATGTTCTTGTATGTGTCGAATGATTGAGCAGATTGAATCACATACGAAAAATCTTGATAAAATAGAGAGTCTTGAACTCTCTTGTTCAATTGTGATACAAATCCATCTTCTCCTACGAAAGTAGAAGATATCGTGAATATTGAATCCATCTTTGTGCTGATCTTACATGGATCAACAAAAAGAATAGATGCGATCGTTCCAGATACATCTCCTGTGACTGTATACTTTCCTAATTCTACAGTATTGGATTCGGTTGAAATATATTTCAAATCTTCTGAAAAAATCTTTTGCCCATCTTCAGATAAGAAGTTACCTGATCCAAAATTATAGTTTACCAATAGAACATTTTTTGATTCTATCGAATTCACTTTGCCTATAGATGAAACAGGCGATTGATTTTCTAGTATGATTCTAATCCCGTTTTCCGATAGAATAGCTATACCGTTTTCATTCGTTATTTTATCAGATAGTTTGAATAGATTTTCTCCTGGGATAAATCCCAAAGAAGAATTTACAATACATCTAGAATTTACATTGATTGGGAGGTTATTTGATGTTGGTTCTTTGACATTCAACTTCAACACTCTACCGACAGAAGATGAATATAGTTGAAAGTTTCCGGTTCCGTTTCCTTCAACTATTGGAAGGAATTCATATCCTCTTCCATTGTTAAGGATTATCAACTCTCTGACGTTCCCGGATGATCCAACTTCTTTGATGAAAATTGAAAGATCAGATCCACCAGTTCCATTTTCATTAACATACAAAAGATCGCCAGCAGAATAACCAGATCCTCCATCAATGATGAAACATCCATCAATCGAACCAGATCCAACGGATTCCACATAGCACGGAATGTCTCCTGCAAAGAACACATCACCAGACTTGTATAGAGCCCCTCTGTGCTGATATTTGTCGACGTTGAATGTCGGTACTATGGTGAGAGAAATATTGCGCGAGGAATTGAATAAAGGGAGATCTTGATAGATGATCCCAATAAGAGAAGATGGAGTTATCTCAACATGAACAAATGATCCTTGTATGTTTACCAAAGTAATCGAAGCAACAATGAACTGAGATAACTCATTAGAGAAGTTATCGAATTGATGAAGCTTTTTTCCAATCAGAGAATTGAGATCGGTACCGACAGGAACCTTTGTTCTGATTATTTTTCTGTCTTTCCATTTACCATCAGACGCCCTGAGCATATCATCTTTTGGCTCGTAAATCTTTATATCTTCGTTGTATAAGATTCTGAACAAAAGCTGAATAGACTTTCTGCTACCTTTTGATGCATATAGATCTCTGATATGTTTTGAAAGCAGTCTCTTATCAACAGCAATGTTACCTGGGATTTCTTTGATCTCATCCCAAAAATATGTCAAGAATTCATATGGAACGTTATCCAGATCCAAATAGTCAATCAGACGTTCTGATGTGACAAATTGCTTCTCCGATAAGAATTCGTAGTATGCTTCTAGGAATGCAACAAAGGTTGCATGTTCCTCTACAACAAAAGCAGGAACTTGCTCTTTGACTAGATGTTTTCTTTTAATTTTTGCACTAGATTCTATCATATGGTTTATCTAGTTATAGCAAATTGATGATTTGAGAAATTCTGACTTTCGATAACAGGAGATACAACAATCTTATCTGGATCGATAAGAACAATGCTGTTTCTCAGAGATATGATGTCAGGCGAAGCTGGGATGCAAGTTAGCTCTATGTAATTTCCTGTATATGATTGAAAAAGAGCAGAATCGATCTTGACAATACCAGTCAAATAATCTACACTTCCGATATTGGATATCAAAACTTTTCTGATGTTATTTTCCAGGTAAGTTACCTGAAGAACACCATTGTTATCATTGAAGAATAAATCAAAGTCACTTGATTGGAATTTGAAAGCAGTAGACGAGAAAGATCCTTTTGAGATAGGATTATTGAATCTGATTATCCAAGAATCTTGAACACCTGTAGTTGGATTGAATCTCTTGGTGATTTTTATCGATGTGATATTTGATAGGATCGAGTCGTCTACTCCATCAATCACGTTACTGAATTTTGAGTAGCGGAAAACTTTCTCAAACTTCTCTAGAGTATTAGTTGAGAAGTTTTGTACAGCTAAAATTACAGAAGTTCTGATGAAATCAACAGTAGTGTTCATTTTCGTATCATCAACGTAGACATATGACGTTGGTTCGATATAGAGATACTCGACATCAACAAATTCAGGGCTTACTGTTACGATTGATTTTGATTCTTTCAGCGCTTGCTTGATTTCTTGCTTGTTTGTCTCTGTCAAGATCGATTCCGAATCCAGAGGTTTTATTGATATGAAAACCTTTCCATATACAGGAGGATCATTTCTTTCTCCTCCCCACACAGCAATCGAATCCAATGGAAAGATGTTCGAGACAAGGTCAGCATAATCCGTCTCGGTCACAGCTCTATCTTGCGTCATCGTATTTTTGTATGCATTAAATCGAATCGAATCAATCGATTCGGATTCCGATCCACCGTATGTCTTCGACGCAACAGTCAGGACAACATTTGAATTTCCTTCGATGTAATCATTGAAAGAGAAGATGCTCAGATCATTGCCCGATGATCCATCTGTGATAACGTATTCTAATCTGATTACATTGCCATCTATAGGAGATTTGCCCAGAACATCATCACCGAACGCAACTTCATATTTTCCACTTTGATTAACTTGTAGATAGTAAGCAGTCGATGTCGATTTAACATTCGTTATTCTATCTACTTTGAAGTATTCGATCTGAGATGCATTCGTTGTGCTCTTTTGAACATATACGCGCAATGTAGATGTATCTACTGTCGCATCTGGAATTTCAAATTTTGTCTGATTATCAGTCGACGAATAGACATAATTGAAAGTCTTCATTGTACCCTGAAGAATTTCTACATTTCTGAAAATATATCTATTGTTTGAATCTTTGCTTATCGTTTGAGGAACAATATTGGTAAATGATACACTTGATCCATCTGTCGAAGAAATGAACGATGCACCTTTGCCTAATGTCAATGTAGCAGGAGAGTTTACTGGATTGATGACTTCTATGTCAACTAGTGTTCTTGCAGCTCTGTATGATCTGGGAGTGTATCCGAGTCTTTTTGCGTGCAGACCTACGATTGTTGAATTTCTTGCTGTATCCAGTGTAAGCTCTTGGGCAATCTGATTCGCGACGATTGCTTCATAATGTGTATTGTAAGCAAGAACATCAATCAGAACAGCTAAACCAGATCCTTCAAAATCATAATCTGTGAATTGACCTTTTGATTTGAGAAATGCTTTCAGATTAGCTTTGATTGTATCAAAGTCTAATTCAGAAACTCTTAATAGTGAATTACTCAAAGCGTTCTCTCCAATTCAAATTTGGCTGTCTGTACAACATTCAGAGCCAAAATTCGAAATGTCAGATCGATTAATATTCTGTGATCAGAAGGAGTTACCACGACTGATATGAGTTCTACTCTTGGCTCAAAATTTTCTATTGAATATTTAATTGTGCGTTGTATTGATGCAATGACAGACGATGTCATCTGTTCGAAGAGCAAAGAATGTACCTGACATCCTATCTCGGGATGAAAAGGTCTTTCGAAGTTAGCTGTCTTGACTAAATTCTTCAAAGAAGTAAAAATGGCGGAAACATCCGCCTTCTTTGATACATCATTCGTCATTGGGTGACGAGTAAAATTTAGATCTAAATCTAGGTATGTTGTCATTTCATTCTTCTATCATTCTAGATCTACTGGCTGTTTTCTTTTGATAGGCTTTTGATCAATCGGTAACTCGACCTTAGCAACTCCAGATGTTGTATTTGTAGGAGCAGGTTCTGCAACAGTTCCTTCATCTTCAGTCAGAGATTTCACAAATTCTTCGACAACCATTTCTTCAAGAGGAAATCTGAGATTATTCTCCAAGATGAACTCGTTGAGCTTCTTGTATGAGCTGATATGTTTATCTAGAGTCTTGAATGAAACATCTTCTGATATCGAAGAAAGAAAATTCAGAGCATTTGCTGTATTCCTGATGATAGGAACATCTTTTGATTCGATGATATGATGCTTGATAGCAGAAATCATCTGTCCATATGGCATATCATCGCATGATTCTACGATAAGCTTATTACAGAGATTACGTTGTTTGTCTTTGTTTATCATGATTCGATTCGATCGTTCTTATGGTCTCTAAAGATAAATTTATTCACTGTATGTTCGTTCAGCTCTAGATATAACTTAGCACAAGAAACAATGAAAATAAATCCTATTGATAGAAAATGACTGATATAAGGTTTATATGATGGTTGGATAATCTGAGATAGAAATACTATGCAAGCTAAGCATATGATACTTCGTACGATCGAATGACTAACGGAATTAGGCGTCGTATGTGATAATTCAGCGATTATGGCAATCACAGGAATCATCAAAGTCATTACAAATGTTAGTACGAGTATAAATTCAGACATTTTCTGCTCCAAATATTTTCTTTCTGAGCGATAGGAACCAAGGCCCAACTTCAGACAATACATTGTTGATAAGAGTTAATCCAAAAATACCAAGAGCAAATTTTATACCATCCTGCGTGACAGGAAGCAACCCAGGATAGTATCCTATGATTGCTTCGCCTACAAAATGTGACATTGCTATGCCTGTCACAAAAGCAACAAGAGCAGCAAACATTTTTTTCTTGGTAGTTGTATCAGAATATTTCATTGTGAGTACAGCTATGAATGATCCAGTTATCGAAGGAAAGAGCTTAACTAAGACTTTCCAAACAATAGCGAAGGATGAAGTTGGTTCTGACATATCGTGTGTTCCCTTAAATTTTAAACAACTCTTCAAGGAGTTTCTCATCAATATTTACTTGCATAGAATCAATGAGAAAGTTACGACGTCCAAGTTTTACGATGAAGTGACATGCCAAAGAAATATCTTCATTGTTCATTTGATAGAACAACAGGGAAGAAGCGGCATCCCCGAATTGATTGAATGTGATAAGGAACATGTTCAGAAGAGATCTGAGGTTCACATCTCTTCCTTCTCTCCAAGATTCCAATTCCCGATGAATTTTCTTAATCAATCTTAAATCTTTCTTGAATTCTTTCATGGATATACAAGTTGAGTCATAATGTCTTATGGCTTGTATGTAGAATTCTTCTTTATTCATCGGGATAGAAATCATGCTAATGTAACGTTAAATCCTGAATTGATATACCACGCGGAGTTGATATACTGCAAATTAACAGCAGCTCCTGCAGAAGTAAACGTTATCGTTGAACCTCCAATGATTGTCGTTCCAACAGCATTCAATGTAAGTGATCCAGAACTCTTACGATAGATAGACTTATATTGTCCAACTAATCCTGCTCCTATCTGGAGAACAATTGGACTTGATGCGTCTACGATGGTAGTTCTTGTTGTCAGATCAACTGCACCGGATGATGTCTGTGTCGAGAATGACTTGTTATACTCAGGTCCGTTGACAGAAAGGTCTCCATCAACGTCTAAAAGACTTCCTGGTGCATTCGTAGAGATTCCGACCCTATTGGTACTAGCCTTCACAAAAACAAGCGCTGGATCGGTTTGTCCCTTGATGATGGTGTCATTGTTCTCTGATGCAGAATTCATAACAACAGGATCTTGGATGTTTGCAAACAGAGTTGCAGCAGATACCTTTTTATTTGACCCAGCATCTACGATCGGAACAATTGCCGATCCAGCAAAAGCTGTCGCGGCTGTCATTCCTGAAATTGTAATATCTGCCATTTAATTATTCCTTTATCCCTAGATCATTCTTAGCAAGATTAGTAGCTGTTCCGTACATTACAGATTCAGCCTCGTCACCATACTTATCCTTAAATTCTCTAATTTTTGGTTTGAGTTTCATAACATAATGTTCGATCTTGTTCTTTAATTCTTGATTGACTGATTCATCAAGATTTTCGTCGACAGACTCATGAAATGGAATATCATGATGTTCACCAGCGTATAGATGTACCAATGCCGTTCTGTAATTGTCATGAGTATCTACCATCCGATGTGTACGCCCTTGATCAATTGAATACCATGTAGAATGTGGACCATCCATACGAGATTCGTCGTCTTGAGTTATAGCTTTCCAATGTGCGTTATCATTTGGATTAAGATGTACAATTTTCTTATCACCAATATAACCGTATCCAGTTTTTCTATCAGCTATCGAATCTGGATCGATCGATTCTTTCAAGCAACCATTCGCATGATCCGTACCATATTCGGCATGACATGTATATTTGCCATTTGTCATTCCACATACAGCTTGATCCAGATCACAATGAGTAGCATGTCTACCTGGATCAAGCCCCAAATCGCCAAGTTCTTTGATTATTTCATCGTGGTAATGAGTACCAGATTCTTTAGCTCTGTTAGCAGCAGTCTGAACAGCAAGTCTCATCATTTCATCATTGGTGAAATCACCAGATTCAGTATGAGTTGTTTGGTCTTGTTGATCAAGCGCCTTGTATTCTTCTGAGATCGTTTCTTCATGGTGTTCGCCAAGATATAGATCTCCATGAACAACATTCTTTGCTTCTGGCATAACGGATTCGCCATTATGCTTGATGTCGATCAGTTTACATCCATTTTCTGCATATGGTCCATTGTGCAGAGGATCTTTAAGGAAAGAACGATAGATACCAGCAGGTGAATGTGCTTCTTTCCAGACCTTTTGAAGATTGCCATTAGCATCTTTGTAGTGGACTTGAAACTTTCTCTTTGCTGGAAGCGAATCTCTTCCAGTTTTATCTTCGTAGATATCTTCTGAAATAGGAGAACAACATTCTTTTCTGATGTATCCTACGCCAGTATGATCGTTCCACCAACCTTTCATATCACCAGCTTTGTCTTTGATCTCCAGATGATCTTTACCATCCTTTTCTGCTTCGAGACCAAGTTCCTTGACTCTGTTATCAAAATCTTCACGTTTCATGAAAGTATGATAATCTTGGGTTTCTTGAACGATTGATGTTTCTTCAAGTTTCTTATCGATATTCGTACAGCCAACTTCATCAAGTTGTTCTTCGCCATCTTTAGGTTTTTGATCAACATCTGATACAGATACAGGAGTCGAAGATTCAACTAATTTTGTTTTCATCTTTGTGTAGATGTCGGCGATATCTCCGTTGACTCCGCCGAAGAGTCTATCGGAAGAATTACTCAGCATTGTCGTTTCCTTCAAGATCTGTATCGAATGATGAAGAATCGTCCAATTGAGTCACTTCTGACTTGACAATTTCTTCCTTCGTTTCTTCCTTCTGTTCTTCCTTCTTTACTTTAGCTGCCTTCTTTGCTGGAACAATCTTTTCTACAGCTACTTTATCAAGAACAGGAAGCGTTTCTTCTACTTTTGCAATTTCTTCATTCAGATTAGCAAGACGAACATGCACATGTTCAAGTTCTTCTTCAAGAATCGTTTTGTTGAGTTTCTTGACAGAACGATTGAACTCTTCAGGGATATCATTCACTGGCGTATCAACACCATTTTCTTTTTCCCATGCTTTGATTTTGTCATCGAGTCCCATAATAGACTCGATAACGTCGTATTTGCCATGTGGCTTAAGAATTACCCAGCCGCGATTAGTTGCATAGCAATTCTTGGCATCGTGTTCATTCAAATAAGCAGGCTTAGTGTAAGGGCAATCCATGTATTTCTCCTAGATAATAAAAATGGGGCCGAAGCCCCATTGAATTTAAAGACTTCGTGTGAAGTATTTACAGACTTAAATTCTTAAGCCTTGAACGCTTCAGCAGAAGTAGTGGTAACGTAGACGTTACCCGTACCGACAGAAGCTGTAATGGTAGCAACCACATATTTCCAGTTAACTGGAGCATTGAGTACCAGACCATCACTATTAGCAGCAGATGTAAGGGCAAAAGAACCAAGAGCAACTTTACCGATGCCATCATTCGAACCAGCGATAACGACCGTAGCCGATGTAAGAGCTGGATCGATTGTTACTTGAACAGTGCGGGTTTCATAGTTTGTAGGGATGAAACCAGATGTCGAAGCAGCAGGCGTATTAGCTGTAACGAGAGTTGTAAAAATTTGTTCTGAACGCATTATATTTCCTTTCTAGAAATGATTGTAGAGGATTAATCCAATAGTATTTAGTGATTAATATCAGATAGAAGATTTGACCATCCATCTGGTCTTCTTGAGGCTTTCTATGATCGTTTCTATCGTAGTAAAAGTTCCTATTGAGTTCATTTTCACTGCGATTTCATGTGAAGAATAGAGAGAAGCAACGCACAGATCAATGCACATCAAGATATCGTTAAAAATCTTTGTTCTATCTGAAGAAGAGAAATCATCAGGGATTACAGAAAGATTCTCGAAATCGTATTTGAAAATTGAATCTTCTATCCTGATAAGTTCAGCAATCGTATCAAATATTTCATTGAACTGCTCATATAATTCACCTAAGAAATCATGATCTTGCTTAAATGTTGGTCCTTCGACATTGACATGATGTATGTGTGTTCTTTTATATGTCTCAAAGACATTTCCTGCAGATTTATGCAATGCATCGATTAGTTGAGTAGTTGACATGACTTATCCTATGATAATTTTAATCTTAGCTTCTTTAGTGCGTCCGCCAGCAGTGTTAATGACACATGAAACCTCGTATGATTTTGTATCAACTCCTCCGCTTACGAATGCTTTGATTACATTTGAAATTTTCGTTGATTGAGTGATATACAAGCCATCAGAGCAAGTTACTGTGAAAGATGATATCATATCATTCCCTCTCTTCAGTAACCAAGCACTGAAGTCGAAGTCATAGTCTATCACTTCAACTGGACTTTTCTTAAATGTTTCTAGAATCATGGTATCCTTTAATCTATATTTGGTGGAACTTTTATGGTAGATGTCTGAGCCAAAGATTTGATCAATGATACATCAGCACTGATATTTATTTTGGTTTCTTCTGGAAGAACTCTTGTTTCAGATAGATTGTTTTCTATCGAAATCAAATTCTTATCGGATAGAATGAATGTAAATGTATCGTAAACAGGAACAATAACTTTTGTTCCTGTCTTATAAACCAGAAGTTTGCTAGTGTCTAGTATTGATGTTGAATCAGAATAAACATTGGATTTCAGAGAGATCGATGTTAAGATATCCGATTCAACAGATGTACCAGAAGTTACAGATCCTGCTAGATGAATTTCTGTTGAAAGATATCCAGTCGATTCGCTATCTGAAATAACACGAACATGGAAGGCATCACTCAATGTTCCTATCGATACAGAAGATGTTGATTGATTGGATTCGAGTCTAATCGATGTAGTGAGATTGGATATTGCAACAGAGCTAACAATCTCATCCGATCTAATTACAATCGAAGTAGACAGATCAGATGTTGTATTACTAGAAGATATCGAGTTCGAAGCAAATCTAGTAGCAGTTGATATCGTTGCAGATCCACTTGATACACCATAAACAGAAGAATTTAAACTGATTACAGTTGAAAGATTCGAAGTCGTAGATGCATTAGCAGTGCTAGATCCAACAAATCTGATCGAATTCAATAAAGACGCTGTAGATAGAGCAGACGATAAAGAGTCTGATGATATCTTTATTCCTGTAGCTAACGATCCATTTGATGCAGCAGATGCAGAGGCATTGCTATTCATCAAAGCTATAAACGATAAAGTTGATCCTGAAACAGATATCGAAGATACGTTGGCTGTCAACTTTATCAGAGTTGACATGCTTGCATTTGCTGTATCAACGGATACTAGATTCGAACCAAGTTGAATTCCAGTATTCAGAGCGGCGTTTGATGTATTCGATACAGCAATAAGAGCAGAGAACAGTCGAGTGATTGTTGTTAGGTTTGCACTTGATGTTGCAGAACTTGATGTAATCGCATTCAATCTAATTGCAGATAATAATGCACCAGAAGATACCGATGTAGAATTAGCAAATCCAGATGTTGTTATCTGAGTGAGCAATGCACCAGAATAAGTCGCAGTCGATAAAACATTACCAACTAGATTGAAATTGGTAGAAAGACTTGCGGTAGAATTTGATACGACAAATAAATCTGATCGGATTAGGGTTGATACATTAATCGATGCAGTTGAAGAAGAGCTTGCATTAGCATCGCCAGCAAATCTAATATTTGTAGAAAGATTAGATGAAGAAACAGCGGATGATACCGTATCAATCTTGAGTCTGATTGCAGTTGTTAATCCAGATGAAGTAGATGCAACGGAACTTACATTGCTGGATATAACAGATATAATTGCTAAATCTGCATTCGTCGAGGCAACAGCTGACAGAGTAACATTTAATGGAATTCCAGTTGATATCCCAGAAGAACTCGATGCAACAGTTGATATATTCCCGGATAATCTAATATTCGTAGAAATACCAGATGTAGTCGTCGAAGTTGCTAACGCATTACCAGCAATTGGAATTCCAGTTGAAAGACCAGAAGAGCTTAACGAGGAAGCATTTGAATTACCAGAAAGAGGAATTCCAGTTGATACCGATGATGTAGCTAATGAAGTAGAATTAACAGATACAACAAGAGGAATTCCGGTTGAAAGATTTGCTGTAGAAACTGTAGAAACAGAAGATGCACCAGATGCAAATCCAGATGCTATTAAAAGATTAGCAGATGATGCTGAGCTAGAAACAACATCCGATGCTAATTTGATAGATGTTAGAATATTTGATGATGTGGAAGAGACATCTATCAAATTAGCATTTAGACTGATTGCAGTTGTTATCGAGGAAGAGCTGGATACAGATGCATTGGAATTTCCAACAAGAGGAATTCCAGTTGAAAGATTCGCAGAACTACTTGCTATTGATGTTAATACAGACGTAATCCTAACATCAGTAGCCATAGATGCTACAGATCCACCTACATTCAATAAACTAGCACTCAGGTATATCTGTGTACTAAGACTCGAAGAAATCGATGATACAGCGTTTGATGCACCAGCAAGATTAATCTTAGTTGTTATATCTGCAGATGTTGATTCCGAAGCCGTAGCATTTGCAGATAGATTAACAGGAGTTGAGATACTTCCACTTGATGCAGAAATAGCTGATGTATTACCAACAAGAGCAATTCCTGTAGATAAAGAAGATGTACTAAATGCTACAGATGATAAAGTAACAGATGGATAGATCTGAGTAGAAATAGATCCATTAGCAGATCCGTTTGAAGATATCGATCCAGCTAAATTTATCGAAGTAGAAAGAATTCCAGAATTCGTTGAACTAGAAATCGAATTACTAGCTAGGGAGATTCCAGTTAAAAGATTCGAAGAACTAGAAGATAAGTTGGAAACAACTGCGGTTAGATTGACTGCAGTTGTTATCGAAGAAGAGCTGGATACAATTGTTGATGATGTACCAGAAAGTAAAATTCCAGTTGATAAAATCGATGATATCGAAGCAACAGAATATAAAGATGTTGGGCTTATTGGAGATGTAGATACTCCAACTCTGCTAGACAATAAAGATCCAAATGGACCAGATCCGTATGGATAAGAATAAGATGGAAAATATCTAGGCCCAGTTCCAACTAAGTTCCATAGAACAGAAATCCCAACAGATGAAGATGTCGTTGTTCCATTTGAATTTATTACATTACATCTATAAAGAACTCCGATTACAGAATTTGTAACAGGGGATATTATATATGAACTCGATGTCGCTCCTGCAATATCAACAAAACTTCCAGATGCGTTATTTTGCCATTGATATGATGTAGCTCCTGTTGCTGTTACCGAAAATGTAACATCGCTTCCTGTATTCGTTGTTGCATTCGTTGGCTGGGCTGTTATTACAGGAGGGATTGCGCCATTAGGTAATGCTAAAAGAACAGTTTGCCATCCAGCATTTGCTCCTCCAGTCCATGTGACAGCTCCGGTAATTGTACCAGCAGAAGCAGAATCAATTCTTTGAATCGATGAAGCTAAGAAATATGCTTCATGATATGTTTGGGAAGTGAATCCGGATGATAATGATGGCGATCCACCAAATGCACTAGCTGTAGTATCTAGCGATGATATAAGAATAACATCATCGCCTGCTCCGACAGTAAGACTATTAGTCGTTGTCGTAAAAGGAGATGAGTTCGCATTTGTCGATGATGTAACAGCGTTTACATTAACTACTCCCGTTCTTCCAGACCATGCGCCTATTGATATTTGATAATCAGATGTTCCAAGCGTTGGAGTAGGCGTTGGTTCTGACGATCCTGCTGTTTTATACCATATTTCTAAAGTTTGTGTATCTGGACCAGCGAGAGAAGATGAAACAATTCTAGTCCATGTTCCATCAAATACAACATTACCATATACAGATGTATCGCATTCAACAAAAGCAACTAATACGTCGCCAGAAACTGTACCAGCAGGAAGAGCTAGTGTTTCCCCGCCAGATTTAGAAGCATAACTGTAACTACGAAATGCCATTTGATTCTATCAAATAGAAAGAGCAGGAAGTTCTGATATGATCTGATCAACAGATGGAATCGATCGTAGTCCATTATTGACATCATGAAGAATGAGATTACATTTATCCCATACAGCGTCTCTCCAATCAGAGAACGCTCTTCCTTCTACGCCAAATCTTGGATGATTTGATACAGCGTAGCTAGCTGCAGATAGAATGCTATCATATCCTCTGGACATAGCAGTAGAGTCTAATAGAAATTGAATTCTATCGATGATATCTTTTTCATATGCTATTGGATCGAAAGGAGCAATAGCAACAATATTTGGAGAATTTCCAGCTTCGATCCAGTTATGATATTCTATAAACAATGGATCTTCTATAGATTCACAAGGAGCACAAATTGATCCATCAGAATCTCTAGTTACAATCCCAGTTAATTCATTCAATGTATACATTTTAACACTCCGATCCAAGATATGTGCTTACCATGTCATATCCAACAGCAAGCAGAGTTGCGTTATTTGTTTTCCAGATTCTAGGAGCAAGTAAAGTTGTTGATTGTGGAACTATTGTCGCAGCTCCTGTCAATGTATTTGTGTAGATAGCTTCTGTGTTTAAATTCGTGATCTGGACGTAATATGTATTAGCTACACTAGATGGGGCAAAAATTGCAATTTCAAAAGCTGTCGTGCTTAATGTTGCTCCTGGAAAGTTTGTTGCTCCTAATGCAATCGCTGTTTGTGCTGCTGATCCACCATATACAAGATATAACTGAGTTGCATCTGTTGATAACTGAGCAACGCCTATTGTATTTGTTAACGTGTTAGGCTCTACGTTGGTAGGAGCAGCGACGTTTGAAGATATTCCAGCAAAAAATCGTTCACCAGATACAGCCGCAGCGTTAGAAGGAACGAATTGCATTACAAAAAGAAACCCACCACCATTAAGAACAGTACCTGTTCCACATGTGAATTGAGCAGACGCGGAATATTGATATGCAAGAGCTCCAGCAGTAGCAGCAGAAACATAACCTAATCTTTTCAGGCGAGTTGCTTTATTTGTTGTAGCAACAGTTCTTGCGGTTGCTGTACCAGTTGTTGTCCATGCAGTTAATCCGGTAACACCTGGAACAGTCGTGGCATTTCCAGGAGGGAGCCACAATCCTGGTTTTGCAGATGCTAGGTGATTCTGCATGAGTTGCTCGACTCCATCAGCACCAATGAATGCGAACATTGATCTACCAGCCCATGCTCTTGTATAGAAAGCAGACGCAGAAGGTGTGGTAATCGTAGCAGTGGCAGCATTGACAGGAAGAACAGATTTTGCTTCGTTATCTATTCCTAATATTTTAGATGAAAGAGCGGCAATTGCTACATATTTTGTTCCTGCAGCAAGTGTGACTACAGCATTAGCATTTGAAGATTTTAATACTGTCGTTCTAGTTAAAGTACTCGCAGAGCTATATGTCCCGAGTCCTTCTTCATAGTCTCCAGTTGCATTTCCACTAGCGTCAACAGCCCATAGAGCATACCAACAAGTATCGCCCACGGACATACTGGAAGCAAATGTCTTGAATCCAGTCAGTCCGCCAGCAAGTGTTAATGCTCCTGTTCCTGTTGACGTTGTACTTTCTAGTACTCTGTCATCAGATATATGAGCCATGATTAATTATCGATTTGGAATGTAAGAGCAGCGGCAGTGAATGATGGAGCAGCATCGCCGTTGTTCACAGTCTTGCTTGTCGTCAAGGCACCATAAACCAGAAGATTACCAGCAGTGGATGCATCAAAAATACCAAATCCAGTAATCACGCCCCAGCTTGCTGTAGGTGATGGGAATGTGATCGAATTGTTATTTGAAGTTGTTCCTGAAGTTCCGCTTGATGCAGTAGTCGAAGCAGCAGCTTGAGTACCAGCCCAATTAGCAAGAGTCGATGAAACAGCAACACGAGCATATGAGCCACCTGATACCTCTGTTCCACCGCCTGTATCAGTAGGATTAGCGGTAAAGAGAGCCATATAGAGCGATGTTGGTCCAGTACCAGCAGCAGCTGATGCGCCAGTAATACCTAATGCTTGTCCACGGAAGATGAAATCAATAAGTTTGTTTTCGAGAAAGTCGGTCATTGCAGCCATGTTATTTTCCTTTTAGAAAGAGGTGAAATTAATATCAAATATTTAAGAGAGGTCAACTAGACCATCTTTGTATTTCTTGTGATTGTAGAATGTCATGATTTGTCTTCTGTTTGATTTTCTGGTACATGAAATATGAATCCATGGATTATTTGTAGTCACAGCATACTCAAGCAAGAATTGATCAAAGTTAGGAATACTCTGAGCCAAGTCCAAAGCTATCTTATAGTATTCTGCTTTCGACACATTTTTGAATTGAAGATCAACAGCTTCTCCGTTAGGATGTTGAGATCTAGCATTTGATGAAGGATATCTAAATCCAGATGTAACAAAAACATTTGGATATTTCTTGATCACAAACTCAAGCACATTTAAACAAACATTTTGAAGATTGCATACGATTTCAGCTGATGTTAATCCGTTTTGATCTCTAACAGATGCAGAGGATACAGCAGCATGACTAGAAACCTGTCCGAGTGTAAAATTAGGAGATAATCTGAGGTTATCTGGATATCGATCCATCGATGCAATCTGAGCACATGATGATGGAATCAGATCTTTATTTTTACCAGAAACATTCGATGAGTCTCCTTCGACTGGCTTTTTAGTAGCAGCATCGGCTGATATTTCACCATTTGCAACAGATTCTTTGATAAAGTTATCGCCTGAGAATGAGTCACCATCTGCTTCGAATAGAACAGCTTTTGAGTCAGATGCTTTAGTCGGAACCGGATTAGATTTTATTGATGGACTTGAAGATGTTGTCGGAGCAGATAGCCCAGATGGTACAGAAGCACCACTGTTCATATTGATCATTGCAGCATCCATAGAAACAGCAAGACCAGCTTTCAAACTAATCTGTTCCATTGCTTCAAGATTGATATTCTTTGCATAGGCTGCAATGTCTCCAGCTACAGACAAATCAACGTCACCCGATACATTAGCCTTGACCGATCCACCGATGTTCGCATTCACATCACCGCCAATAGTTACATTAGCATGTCCTCCGATGGTAATGTTACATGATCCACCGATATAGATATGTCCATTATAATCTATGATTTCATAAGATGATCCAACAATACGAGTTGTTCTGGATCCAGTATTGTCGATTTCAACATATGAACCAGATTTATGATAGATATGCAGACGTTCTGAATTTGGTGTATCATCTATCTCTATGACATGTCCAGCTACAGATTCTCTAACCTGATTGAATGGATATGTTGTATTGTATGGGCTGATTTGTTCATCCCATTTTGTATTGAATGACTCTATTCCCTTCACACGATTATCGTTCTTCTTTTGAACAATTGTCTTATCAAGTCTTTCTCTGCGAGCTAACCTGGATGTATCTTGTTCATTGATGTACAATGGATATTTTCCATCTGGATCAGAGAATCCAGCTTTAGCAGAATAGATAGAAGGATCATTTGCTGCAGCTATGTCAAACTTTTCAGGAGGAGTCTGATCTATCTCTTTTTCATTATTTGTTGAATTATCAGCACCAGACATGAAGTATTCATAGAATTTTCTTTTCTTGATTGCTATATCAGGTGTATTGTTGCCCACAGCATTCTTGACAGCATCAAAATATCCATCAGATGATTGTGAAACTTTGACTCTATCCAAAACATAGGCAATACAGACTTTAGCTGATATGACAGGATTTGAAATCATCAAATCTGGATTTGAAATGATATCAACCGAAGCTAGATTGCCGTATTTATTGTAATTGTATCTTCCAAGAAGCTGAAGAAATCCTCTATCAATATATCTAGAAGCATCGCCTACTTGAGTATTCCCTAAAACAGATCCCTTCTTTGTTCCTACGCCATAGAGTTTTTCTGGTAAAGCTACTGGATTGTTTGCATATGGCTTTGCCGATTCTATCGTAGGGAAAACGGATGGGAAAACTTCTGTAAGTCTATTAGAAGAATAATTGTAGTTCCCTTTTGTTGGAATCCACATACACTCTCCACCAATCACTCCTAGAATCGATGCAATAGCTTTTCTTGTTGTAATTCCTGCAGATTTACATGATGCAATTATGATTCCAATATTTTTCGTAGCTGCATCGTAATTTGGTGTTCCTTTTGGAGGAACGATAGGCATGCTAGAAAGATCGGTTGAATCTGATGTTGGAAGAACTAGATCGCTATCCGGAGGAGTATATGTTCCTTGATTTGCTTGAGCATCTTTATGAACTTCTACTGATGCGAATGCCAGATCATCGTTTGCTTTGGTTGTCGTTGAAGCCGAAGATGGAATTCCATGATAAGAGCCAATCACTATCGGGTACTGTTCTTCTGCATCTTGGTACGCTACCATCACCCATGCTCCAGGAAGTAAACCTGAAGGCGATAAACCAATCCCTGACATGGATGCAGACGAGTTCGACATCAAGACTCTTGCCCATGTCAGATCTTCTGTTGGAATCAATGCGGTGTTATCTGTGTTCAAGCCAAAGACACGGACTTGGACTCTTCCAAGTTTCATTGGATCATTAATGTTCTCTACAACTGCATCATAGATCATTAACGCAATCTCCTTTTTCTAATCTACTCTTCGCATTGTATGCACCAGAAAGTCCTTTTTCGACTATTGTCTCTAGGTTCTTCTTTGATGCATTTTTATGTTTTGCTATGTTATGCGTTATATATGTTTCCGGAGCTTTGAAATTTAGAATATTTTGGAATATTTTGTGATCGGCTAAATCATTGAAAACAGTTCCATTTCTAACCATAGATGATCTGGATTTTGATAGCTCCAGCAAATGGTCGTAATGCGGAGTATAATCTGAATAAATTCCTCTTACACCATCATGTGAATGATTCAATAGATGTTCTCCTTGCTCTTTCTTGATCAGAGGATTCATAGCGATATCTTCATGGATATCTTCATCATGCATATCAACATGATCGGGATTGCCATATCTTGCTAAGAATTTCTTATGTTGTTCTTTGATCATGGCTTGTAATTTGGATGTTGTTTAATAGAATTCCGAACATCTTCATCAGGATCATTCACAAGTTTGTCAATGTGTTCTTTATGAAGATTAGGATTTCTAGCTAGACTATATCGAACACCTTCATCAGGATCATTCACAAGTTTGTCAATGTGTTCTTTATGAAGATTAGGATTTCTAGCTAGACTATATCGAACACCTGAATGTCCATCATTTATTAACATGTCCATGTGGTCTTTATGAATAGATGGATTTCTAGCCAACCCATGACGAACAGTATAATTTCTATCTTTAACTAGCTTATCCATATGTTCTTTATGAATAGATGGATTCCAAGATAGATCATATCGTACATTTGAATCTTCATCATTCACTAGCTTATCCATGTGTTCTTTATGAATAGATGGATTTTTAGCTAGAGTCATTCGAACAATATAGCTTGTATCATTGATTAATTTATCCATGTGTTCTTTATGAAGAGATGGATTGCTAGTTAGCTTGAACCGAACATCCGGATCTTTATCATGCACCAACTCATCATGATGTTCTTTTGAACCATACTTTGCTAAGAATTCTTTGTGTTGTTCTTTGATCATGCACTTGCCTTGATTAGAGAGTCTTTGGATAATGTTAGCAACATAACATGCCGTGTCCTATTGAATGAATGATTAATCCCAGTTATCAGATATCTACCAGAAAAAACTGGATCAAGCGAAGAATTAGTATTTGATGAATCAGGAACATCTCCAGAATACATGTAAAAATCTGTAGTCTGTCCAACAGCAACTTCTAGTGTTCCAGGAACTTCGATCTGAATTTCAAAAGAACGAAGAGTACTCAATTCGCCAAGTCTTTCTTGGAACCATCTTTCGGAATACTCATCCTTCATGCCATTTCTTGCATATGTTGGAGTGATGTTACAGTTGAAAGTTCCGTTTACTCTTCTCGTAGCATCTTGGGTTCCATATGGCAAAGAATTCATACGAGGTTGACTATTAAACATTTGTAGAAAATCCAGATACTTATACATGTAAGACTTTCTCGTTGGATCGACATATACAACATTTGATCCATATGCTCCATTCTGAATCTTCTCGATGTAATCTATTCCTCTATCAATGTAGATGGCTTCTACTCTTTGAAGAGATTCTGCAACATCAGTTCCTGGATTAGCAGAATAGAAGTATGATCCAATCGGAGCCTGTCCTTTCAGTGTAGCAAGAGATGTGAAGTAAAATCCATATTTGTTCTCGAAGAACATGAATGATGGAGACTTTGAAATTTTCGATACAGCTCTCTGACAAAGATATTTCAGGTTCTTGATTGGAGGCCAATAATTTGAGATGTATGCGAGCGTTCCATCTGTCTCTTCTACAATAACTTTCTTGGTAGTTGTCAATCCTTCTTTCACTAGAATGTTCTGCGCGATATCCTTAGCTGTTCCTTTGTATGATTTCGACAACTTGATGTTCATATCTTTGATTGCTTCTGTTGATATGCAACACATCTTGTAGATAAATCCTCTCTGTCCCTTCTCTAAGAAATCTTTAGTCTTGAATACAGAAAATGTAAAGTCCTTGTATCCAAATTCTCCGTCTGTATTCGTAATGGTGACAGTAAGTGTTTCTTCTCCTATGATAGGAAGCTTATGATATAATCCAATCTGATCTTCAATCAGAACTTCCATTGTCAAAAAAGGAGAGTAGATATCCTCATAGATCGTAATTTCATGAATAAGTTCCATGATAGAAACAGCTGCTCCATTGTATGAAGTGATTTCTGCTCTGGTTAAAGAATATTCACCGGCAAATGCAATTGTGCTCATCTATTCTTCCTTGCTAGGGCTGCTTCTCTAACAGAATTGCTATATGGATCATTGATAAGCTTCTCAAGATGAGTTTTATCCAAGTGATCATTCATTCTCAGAAGACTCAGAAGATAGAGTTTTGCTGCTGTATTATGTGATGCATCCATAACATTCGTACTATCTATCAAAGTATGTAGATGATCTTTGATATTTGGATGTTCTGCTAATCTATACAGAATTGATGGATCGTGCATTCTAGCTAATCCATCTAGTTGCTCGTGATTCAAATTAGGATGAGATGTTAGTATTGACTTGATATCATAATCACTGTGATGCAATAAATGATCAATATGATCTGGATGTAAATTTTTGTTATATGCAAGAAATCCTCTTACTCGAAAATCTGGATCATGAACTAATTCATCATGATGTTCTTTCGAACCGTATTTTGCCAAGAAGAGTTTATGTTTTGGATTCATGTTTGAACTTTCTGTATATACATCGACACAAAGTCAGACAAATATTGATTTCGAAGAACTTTAATCTTTCTTTTCTTCTCGTTCTCTTGTATCATATGCTCGACGTTTGTGATTCTAATAGAAGGACTGTGTAAGAAATCTACAACTTCGCCAGCATTCGAAGCGCTTTCATAATGATGCAATCCATCTAGCGAGCCATAAATTTCTGCACAAGATTCGCGGAGAATAAAATCTCTCTGAGGAAGATCGTTGTATGGATCTTTAATTCCGTTTATGTAGATAAGAACCCAATGATAGTCAGTCGATCCATAAAAACTATAGGCAACATTCTCTATTTTTTCTCCATCTTGCATGTAGTAATCAGTAAACAAATCTGGGTAATCTGTAGGATTGTATATCATATCAATGGCAGAAACGAAATCACATACAATCGTTTCTTCTTTTCCATCTATGAATGTTGTATATGGAAATTTATCAAAGTACATTATTCATCACTTTCGTATTGACCATGTGTTATTCTACTTTTTACGCTACTTGTTATAATATGATGTTCGCTATCAGCAGGAGTCGTTTTAAGTATGTGATTCAGATGACTGAGTTTCAATAATTTATTCATTGCTAAATCATGATATGTATCTGGATAATGATGAACTAGCGTATCTACAACGTCAGGATGTATGTTTTCGCTCGCAGCAACCAAAGAATTATGATATTTTTCTCTATGATTTGCATCTTTTTCCGGAGTTAACATTTTCATTTGATGATCTTTATTGCATAGTGGATTCTGTAAAGCATCACTAAAGTACATATTCTCAGATATCGCATCATCTATATGAGCAGCAGTTCCATATCTTGCCAAGAATCTTATTTTTGCAGAGTCCATAATCAATATCCTGCTGCGATACGATCGCGATGTAGTGTTTCGATTTCTTCGAAATGTAAAGTCATGTTAACCTGAACAGGCTCTCCATTCTCTAGGGTTTGAAATGATCCATTAGGAGAGTAATCTACTTGAACACTTTTCAGAACACATGAACTAATCTTGTTCAAGAATTGATTCTGATTTTCTACTCCATCTTTGATGAATCCGTATTCTATATCAAACTCAGCTGGATATGTGTACAAGAATTCCATTGTTCCTTTTATCACTTCTGGCGCAGAAAAGAGTCTAAACGATTGAATGATATCTGCAACCATTCTTGATTCTGCTTCAGATTTAGGAGCAAATGTATATGCAAATGTAAATTCTCTGCGATTGATTGAATTGAATAGCAAGTCTTTCTTTGGATTTACTGCTGTTCTTGTTGCTGATTGTACAAGATTGGATGCAGATGTTGCTATAATTCTTCCAGCAGAAGATGCGATTCCGCCCATTGTAATCGACTTCATTACTTCTGGATCAGATCCTTGTTGAAGAAGATCTGCCATCACATCTGTATAATTATCCCATGTCGTTTGCTGGGAATTAGATATCGTTCCTGGTGTATACAAAGTAATGTATGTTGCCAATCGTTTTAACTTCTTATCAATTTTGATTTGCTTTGACAAGTAATATGCTCCGGCTGCTCCGGCTGCAACGCTAGCAATTGTACTTCCTGCGATGATTGTTGCTTTCAAAGCAGTGTTTCCTTCAAATCCCTTCAATGCTGTAGTAGCAGCCTTTGCTCCTTTTCCTGCTGCCCATGCTCCGCCCATCAGATCAGCAGCTTGATGAAATATCTTTGGATCTATTGCTTTATTTCTGAGTCTTGTTTGATCGGTTTGATCTACATTTCCGATCACACTTATTTTTCCTTCTTTCACCATCTTAGATTCTTCATCTAGATTTATGAAGAAACGAACAAAGTGATCAGATGGATTTGATATAGGATAATTCAGTGGTTGATTGATGTGATAGATGAACCCTGTTGATTTATATGAAGGAACTTTACCATCACTTGCTCCTAGAGCTCCTGGATTTGTGATGTATTTTCCATATTCTGGAGTGGAATTATTTGCCATATGACTCTTTGTTGATCAGATGTACTATTTAAATAGTTGATTACCACCAGAAATGTAAGAATAATGGCGAAATATGATCAGGGAAAGTATTCAGTAAGAAATCCAAAGAAGTATCGAGGAGACCCAACAAATGTCTGCTTCCGTTCTTCTTGGGAAAAGCGCGTACTTTTGTGGTTGGATAGTCATCCAGCATGTATAGAATGGAGTTCAGAAGAAGTTATCATTCCTTATTATTCTCCTGTTGATGAAAAAATGCATAGATACTTCGTAGATTTCATGGCGACTTTTAAGTATCCTGATAATTCTGTTCGAAAGTTCTTGATTGAAGTTAAGCCTAAGTCCCAGACTCATCCTCCGATAAGAGGAAACAAAAGAGAGAAGACTTTCTTGACAGAAGCTATGACATGGACAGTAAACGATGCAAAATGGAAAGCCGCTAAAATATATGCAGAGGAAAGAGATATGAAATTTATCATTGTAACAGAAGACGACCTTGGGATTGCAAAAAGATGATCAAAGAACAACACAAAGACTTCCTTTGCAGATACGGATCTGCAAATCATCTAGATAAGATGATAGATAGAGATTCTTTCTTTAATACGATTAAGAAAAATCCAATGTTGCAACCTCATCATATCAATAAAATTATATCAAATCGAGCGATGAATCAGTCTTTCGTAGCAGATTTGATGGAACATCCAAATTCGGATAAATCTAATGTTGATCATATAATATCACAGTCAAAGAAAAACGATTCTTGCTTAGGAAAGCTAGGATCTGATACCAGAATAAAAATAAGAGCGGCTCTTGATCATCCAACTTCAACAGAAGAACATTGGCATGATGTTATAGATCATGCACATTCTGATCTGATAACAAACATTGTTGAACGATCAAGAAAGAATATACCAGATAGCATATATGCTAGATTATCAGATCATCCAGATGATGACATTCGTGCTTCTTTAGCTACTAGCTATAAATCTCCAGATCATATCTTAAAGAAGCTTTCTAGCGATGAAAATCCAGCAGTAGCATCGTATGCCAGATCAAACTATAAAGAAAGACACTGTCTATGAGCAGCTCAAATCATCTATTTCCATCAAGAGGAAATCGTTCGGAAACAAATTTGGTCCAGGATCTAATAGAAGAGTCTATCAAGATGTATGGACAAGAGATGTATTATATTCCTCGTTCTCTAGTCGCAGTTGATAAAGTTCTCGGAGAAGATCGTCTTTCTCAGTTCAAGGGATCGTATAAGATCGTATGCTATCTGGATCAAGTTGATAATTATGGCGGAGGCGGAGCTTTCCTTCAGAAGTTTGGATATTTCGTGAACGAACAAGCAACTTTCACTGTCGGAAGAAGAGAATGGGAGAAAACAGTAGGACAATATGGCGTAACAATTCTTCCTAATCGACCATGTGAAGGTGATTTGATATGGTTCGCGATGACCAATTCTCTGTTTGAAATCAAGTATGTTGATCATCAGGGCGAAGGAGCAGGTGGATTTTATCAGTTAGGTAAGCTCTACACATACAAGCTCAAATGCGAATTGTTCACATTCTCGTCAGAAAGATTTGATACAGGAATTGATGAAGTTGATAACTACGCATTGGATGCAACATTCGACCTCTTAAATCAGAATATAAGTAATGAAACGGGTCTTCCTATTGCAGAAGAAGACGGAACAGAGATCATTCCGGAAAACATTCCAGAGAAGAAAGAACAAGTGTTTGACAAGACCGATATTATAAAACAAGAAGCTTCTACGATTATTGATGATATCGAGAAGAATCCATTCGCGGACTTTTAATAAATGCCACGTTATAACCTAGATCAACTATCAACCAAAGTCACATACACCAAGGATGACTTCAGGAAGTCTCAAGATTGGTTTGCTGCACAAGCAAAGAGACTCGGAGGCATGGTGTCTCGTAATTCTGCAATGTCTACGCCAGGCCGCCAAAAAGCCCTTATAACGCCTGGAAAGATGTACCTGTACCAATACTATCCCCTAGGCGTGAAAACGTTGCCTTACTATGATTCCTTGCCTCTAGTTATACCGTTCTCAGCGGATGAAGAGACGTTTACTGGCTTGAACTTCCATTACTTGCCATACAAGGTTCGTTATGTTCTATTGAAGAACTTGCTTGACTTTGCATCAAACAAGAAGCTAGACGAACAGACAAAGCTTCGTCTTTCTTGGGAATACATTGGAGGAATATCCAGATATCGTGGAGCTAACTCTGCTGTGAAGAAATATCGTTTGGATAGAGTCCAATCACAATTCATGGAGATTCCAAGTAATCAATGGTTCATGGCTCTCTTGCTTCCGATTGAGAATTTCAATAAGGGACCGAATCAAACTTATCTTGACAAGAACTTCGTCTGGCAACAGTCGATGAAATATCTATGATCAAAGAACAACATAAGAAATTCTTAGCTAGATATGGTTCGAAAGAACATATGGATAAACTTGCAGGAGATGAAGACAAATATGTTCGGTATAACATAGCAAGTAATCCTTCTCTTCATAAGGAACACATGGATAAACTTGTAGGAGATGAAGATTCGGATGTTCGTCGTAACATAGCAAAGAATCCTTCTCTTCATAAAGAACACATGGATAAACTTGTAGGAGATAAAGACAGAGATGTTCGTTGGAGCCTAGCAAAGAATCCTTCTCTTCATAAGGAACACATGGATAAACTTGCAGGAGATAAAGACAGAGATGTTCGTAATGCAATTAAAAATAATCCAAACTATAAACCATGATAACATTTAAACAACACTTACTAGAATCATTCGAATGTCTTGTTGAAGAATTCGAAGAAAACGGAAAATTTTCTGAAGAAGAACATTCAACTGCTTTATCAAATTTAAAAGATCTTCCGACAGTTCCAAAGAAAGAAATATTCTTCAAGAATCCAGATAAAGAAGAAGTCTTCTTGACCGACGTTGGTTTTAAAGAACACGGAAGAGTGTATCACGTCGATGATTCCGATAAGAAACGTATTAGACGCATTCGTATTGACTTAAAAAATATCGGGAAGGGTCAGCCTACTGCTCAAAGAGAAGGCGTACACAGAGCCATTAGCATAGCATACGAAAAAGATACAGGCAAAGCAGAAAAAGTTCCTCTTGTTGTTAAAGAGAACGGAACTTTTTATGTTCAAGACGGACATCATAGAGTGTCTGCGCATCTTCTAGCAGGAAGAAAAACAATGATTGTAGATGCTATTGATAAGCACGGCGATAAATTCTACACACCGAAGGATGCATAATGGGTAGAACTTTAGCAGAATTTTCAGCAGAAATAAAGAAAAGACATGTAGCAAAATCATCAAAATTTGCTGTATATTTGTCTCCTCCTAAATTCATGACAACTAATGTCGACAAATATCCAAATTCTAAAGAAACCGTAAATCTTGTACAGTTATTTGCAGATGCAGTACATTTTCCAGAGATTGTGATCGAAACACTACCAATCAGAGATGATAGCATCAGAAGAGAAGTTCCATATGATAAGATGTATCCGCCTATAGTGTGCTCTTTCATATGCGATGCTGGAATGTCTGTCAAGAAGTTCTTCGATGATTGGGTCATGGGAATTATGAAGACAGAGACTGGAACATTCAGATATCAGGCAGACTATATGATAGAATATTTGGATATCGTTCAGTTCAACGAAAACAAAGAAGATACATACACTGTTACATTAAAAAACGTCTATCCAAAATTAGTGAATGATATATCTCTATCTACTTCATCCAGAGAATACAACAGATGTCAAGTTCAATTTGTGTATAAGACCTGGGAATCATCTTTAATGTCTACTAGACCAAGTACAATTCCTGTGATAAAAGCTAAACCAACAGATGTTTGGAGCCCAGTTGTACCATCAACTCCTGCGTATGTTGAAATTCTATTGAATGATGCTATAAGAAAAGCAGGAGGTGGATAATGTCAAAAATTGATAAATCACTATCAGAACTATTTGGAGTAGATCCCTTGTATGATCCAGCTAATCAAACAAACACACTAGCAACAGTTCAGATAGTTGATCCAGAACAAAGAGCAATCGAAGTAATCAACGATCCAGATTCATCCGATATGGAACAAGATGTTGCTATGATTCGTAACAACATGCATGCTATGATTCGAGAAGGTCAAGAAGCGTTTTCTGCTTTGATACACATTGCTAAAGCCGAAGAAAGAATTTCTGCTTTTGAAGTATGTAATTCATATCTAGCAAACCTAACAGAAATGAACATGCAATTGATGACTCTACATGAAAAGAAGAAGAAGTTAAAGATGATGTCTAGTGATAAATCATCCGGCGCAATTGTGAACAACGGTGGAACCACAAATATCGCTTTCGTAGGAACAACAAAAGAAATGCTGGAACATATCAAAAAATCAAAATCTGAATAATTAAGTAATGAACAATCAGAAGGATTTTTCATGGCAAGTAATCAAAAAGGCGTATTGGATGCAAATCCATCATCTGGAGATACACATACTCTAGTGATGACAGACGGCGGGTCTAGATCAGCCCCGATTCATAGTAAAATACAAAATTTTATAGATAAAATTGCAGCTCTTGGAGGCGGGATTGTAACATTACAAGGACCGCCTGGCGTATATTGGATCGGCGCCCAGATCAAAACACCAGCTACGATTGGTATAGTATCACACCCAGGAATAATTTTTAGATGTACAACGGCTAACGCTGGCAGATTTGATGCGGTCGATGGTCAAGGAAATTCTGTATACAAAGATCACTATGCTAGGTTCCCAGGTGGATACATGTTCACTCATAACATAGCATACAATCCAGATGGAACATTCTCTAGCTCTATTTGGAAATTAGCATATCCTGGGATCAGAGGAACAGTGTTTGAAAACATCGTGATTGAGCAAGATCCAAATGATTGGAATGTACCTGTACATTTCTTATATACATCAGCTCCTGCTAAGATATCAAACATCAGAACATTATATGCACATGATTTAGTGGTTGTTCCATCTGTCTACATGGATGGTCTGAATTTAAAGAGAGTCGATTCTTATTATTCTTGGACAGATACAAACATCACAAACGATAGAAATCCTGATAGAACTCGTGGAAGAATTGTAATATCTAATCTTGGTGATGATATTGTGATCGAGTCTTGTTGTGGTTCAATCCAACTCATGAATAATCGCGGATGTACAATCATCGGAAGCTTTGCATCGATCTTCTTGACAAATTGTACAGCTGTCAATATCATGGGAAGACATAATGAATCATCGAGCGAGTTCATAGAAACAGATAATTCGTCACTTATTGTATCTGGATCGCATTACTGGCAAAATACAAAAGCAAAGATTAGAATTAAGAATAATTCACACCTATCTATCAAGAATTGTGATTTCGAGTTCATCTATAATTCTGGTGCCTCTTGGATGGTGTCTCCTGGATGTGATATTGCTATAGATGATTCATCTACATTGAATGTAGAAAAATGTTTCAGAGTAGCTACGCCAAATGGTAACATCGGAGAAAAACATAGAACTGGAATCATCGTTGGTCAATGGAATACAACAACCGACGCAATCACAGAATTCATGGACTGGACGTATTACTCCCACCTTCTTTCGAAAGAAGGTTCTATTAGTTCTGGACTCAGGATAAATTTGAATCATTCCATCGATTCTATCCCAAACATTTCACAAATGGGATCAGAAGGAATCTATGTTATGGATTTAACCCAAACAATTTACGATTCTACATTAAATCCAAATGCTCCTCCTTGGAGCAAAGCTTCTCAAGGCACAGCAACTGTTCAGTATTTTTATCGTGTTATGTATGCGATCGATTGGCCTCGTAGATTTTTCCATAGAATGGGAATTCAAGGCGGTAATCTTGCAGGACAGACATCAACCAATAGAACAAATCAGAACGGAGCTGCTCCTACAGCTAATGCAACAAGCACATCAACAAGGCTTGTTCTGTATCCTGTAGCAAATATCTACAGCGGAACACCATCAAAGGGATATTATCCTAGACTTGCTATTGTACTCAGAACTCCAAGTGTTGGACAGACTCTTGATGCGAATACGGTATATAATGATATTGCTTTTATTCCAATACCAGAACATACCCAAGCTCTTCATTTATTTGATATCGGAGATTGTATCAGCGGATATGCTTGGCAATCGTGGAATCAACCAAGACCAACAGACTATATGGTCAATGCCGCAAAATGGGGAGCCGGAAGATTCAAGGGAGTAATTCCATACAATCAAGCAAGACCAACAAATACAGCTGGAACAAATTCTACCCAAGGATATCCAGGAGATGTTCTGGAATTAGATCCTCCTACTGCCGGATATCCTATCAGATATGTCAGGACTGCAGATAACAGTGTAGCTAACATGCAATGGCAAGCAGAAAATCCTTTACCGATCTATGCATACTCTGCATTCACTCCAACTGCAATTGCTACAGGAAGCCAACTGTTATCTTCTGCAATAACAGCAACAGGTGCAGTGATCGGAGATAAAGTTGAAGTTTTTTACGATCAGCCTCTTTCAAATTGTACGCTTTCTGCTCAGATTACAGCAACTGATCAAGTTAAGGCTATCTTCTCTAACGTATCCGGGACATCTCAAACACCAGCCGCAGGCAATCTGACATTCAAAATAACAAAGATCAAATAATAGAAATCTTTGCATTTTAAATACCCGGAGCTATCCGGGTATTTTCAATTCAACATGGTAAAATTATGACGCAAAAACAACTCCCTATCGTAACACATCCAACTATCTTATTAGAGTTGCCGATCTCAAAGAATAAGATCAAGTATCGTCCTTTCGTAAACAAGGAAAAGAAGGCACTGCTGCTTTCGAAAGATGCAGATGATTGGGACTCTACACTAGAAACATTGAGAGATGTGATTCTTTCGTGTACATTTGGAACAGTTGACATTAAGACAATTCCAGTGTCTGATGCTGCGTATCTTTTTATTCAACTCAGAATACAATCGATTGGAAACGTTGTTGAGCTAGGAACGAAATGCCAGAAATGTGAAGAACCAATTCAATTGAATTATAATCTAGGTGATATCAAGGTAGATCTATCTGCCTGGAATCCAAAATTAATGGTGACAGAGTCAATTGGTATGACATTCAAAGCTCCAACATTTGATGATATCAAGTATGCATCCGGAGATGATGCAAATCCAGAACTTTTCATGGTGTCTTTGATAGACTCTATTTTTGACGATGTAGAAGTTTATGACATATCTGGATACGATAAAGATCAATTGATTGATTGGATGGGACAATTCGATGATCTTCAGATGAAGAAGATTTATGATCATCTTCAAACAATTCCGACAATGAAACAGGATATCAAATACAAATGTCCAAAATGTGGACACGAACACAACATTCATCTAGAGGGATTATCTGATTTTTTCTGATTGCCATGGTCACCGAATCTCTGGAATCGTACTATACAACAAATACGTTTCTACGGTTTGATCATGGGTTCACGATAACAGAAATAGAAGATATGTTCCCATTCGAGTTAGATGTTTACATAACTTTAAGAAAACAAGAGATGGAAAGAAGAAAGCAGGAAAAATAATATGAATTTACCTAACATCCACGGATCAAATCCATCACAGTCTCCTCCTGGCGGAGATCCAAATGCTAGAACAAAGAATCAGAAGTCTTCTCTTCTTTCGCAGTATTCGTCTACGCTTGCTTCACAACTATCGGATAATATTTCTCCGATGAATTTTGTTCGTCAGGGTGCATACAATGCTTTTGGTAATAATGTTCTCACTCGATCAGCATTGGGTGCAGTCGACTCTACTGGTGATTTTTTGAACAAAATGATCGGTGGAGAAGACGAAGATCTAAGCACTACAGATAAGATTTTGAAAGAACAGATCAAGCTACTCACAAAACAGGCAGATCAACTCAAAGAAAACAATGATATACTGAAAGAACTTCTGGAAATTGAGAAACAGAAGTTGAACGAGAGCAAAGATAAGAAACCAAACGAGAGTGATCTAGGAGATCTGAACAAGAGAAAACAAGAAAACGATACGATCCATCCTAGCTCTTTTTCTAGATCTCTTGTTGCAAATGGTGATTTACATAAGATAGCGTCGAGCTCTATACTAGAAACAATCGCAGCAAATGTTGTAGATATCAAAGACATATTGACGAAAGGATTTGATACGATACATGAAATCTTTGATACCGATATGAAATCTTTCAAGAAGCGAAAGAAGAGAAAATTAGATTCTGTAGATGATGCTGATATCATCTCAGAGACTAGATTTTCCAGTCACTCGGAAAAAGATCAAGCTCTGATGAAGAAATTTCAGCTAGATACACTGAAGTTTGTCAAGAAGATTGCAATAGGTGTCGATAAAATCTATAGCATAATTTCTGCATCTCCGATTGATCAATCTGAAATGAATGATGAAAATGGAAGAAGCAAACGCAATGATATGCGAGATGTATCAGATGCTAATGTTATTTCAGAGTCTCCAGGTTCAGATACAACAGACATAGGAAGTAGTGGAATTATAGCAGCGGCTGCGGCTGTTGTTGCTGGGATAATTTCTTCGATGAAAAGTACCAGAGAATATATAGTGAAGCTTTTCGAAGAAGGATTCGCTAAGATGAAAGAATTCATGTCATCAGTATGGGAATCTGGTAAAAATCTTGTCAAAGATTCTTACAATTATGTCAAAGAAAAAGGTGCATCTCTTCTCGAATCAGCAGAAAACACAGCAAAATCTGTATCCGAAAAAATATTCGGAAAAGCGAGTGCGGAAGGAGCAGCAAAAACAGGAGCTAAACAAGCAACAAAAGCTATTCCATTCATCGGCGAAGCAGTGATGGCTGGATTATCTGGTTTCGATGCTTATAAGTCTTACAATGATGCAGAGAATGTTCTGGATATCAAAGGTAGAAAAGCAACGACAGGCGAAAAGATAGAAGCTGGAGCTGGCGGAGCAGTAGAATCTCTTTCCTTCGGTTTAATCGATAAGAAGAAAACAGCTAAATGGCTTGACGATCTTGTTTCAACTAAAGAGGATAAAAGAGAACAGTTAAATCAAGCACAGAAAGATCTCCAGAAAGATCTGCCAGAAAAAGCTACTCCAGCAGCGGCTGCAGCAGGTGCTCCTTCTGTTTCTGTAAACACAACGAACAATTCATATTTCTCCGGAAAGAAAAATTCTAAGAACGAAGATTCATCATTCAACAGATATTTGGACAAACACTATGCATTCTGATACAACAAACATTCAACAACAATTTCATATTGCTCTAGATAGACTGCAGTCTTCTGGAGTTGATAAAGATAAGATTTCTGAAGTGTCTTATCTTTTACATGACTATCTCGGAGAGTGCTTTTCTGCATTGCTTCCATCATACATCATTCAGAGCAAATTGATCAATATTTATTTGAAACTGAAAGAGTTAGATAACGTATCAAATCATGGATATCTTTATCTTGCATTTGAGTACATGAAAAATCAGAAAAAGAAAGAAGGAAAAGATTCTGTGATAGCAAGAACATCTGAAGATTTGCTATCTGATCGTCTGGGAAAAACAAAACTCAGAGAAGATCATAAAGAAGAAAAAGTTCCGACATTACAAGAGATCTTTGATCAACTGAAAGAAGATGGTTCGTTGATTGATCTTGTCGAATCGTATCAAAGAATCATCCCCAAGAACACGATCAAACAAGCCTCAGTTGCACGCGAAGCAAGGGCTGTTACCACGACCTTCCTATCCGAAGAAATCAGCACCAGAGCCAGATCCAATAATCTTGCATTCCTTGAAGAAGACATCAAAGAATTGATTGCTGCAAACAAAGAACTTGTCGAGAGGCTGATCGTGAAGTTTGCTAAGCATCTTGTTCTGAACGAAGTATTTTTATCTCGAGATGTTGAAAAGAATCAAACATTTGGTCATTACAATCTATATCATAATGGAATAGAAAATGTAAAGAAGAATGGATATAACCATTACATTGCTCATAATGCTCCAATTCATGATCTAGGGAAAGTCGGAGATCTTGGATTGAAGATGTTTGAAGGAATCGATAAAAATTCTGGATTTTTAGTATCACATGATGATTCAGGTAACATACATCATGTGCTTCATTTAAAACATCCAGAAGGATTTCATAAAGATACACTTGTGACGCATGTTAGTACAAAGAATCCAGATATAAATTCTCATGTAAAGATGCATGAAATATATGATCATCTTCTGGACAAAGGATTTGTTCTGATGTCTGATAAAGAGCAATCAGAAGGAGGATTGAATGTTTGGAAGAATCTTTCTAGAATACCTGGAGTTAATGTTCATGCATATGATATAAAGAATGATAAATCAATTAACTCTGATCGTTTCTTGAGAAGCACAGATGATACTCATGCTTCATATGATTGGCATAAAGATCCTGAAGAAAAAGAAAGTAGACGTAACATTCTTCATGATGTTCGTCTAGTTGCATCTAAGAAAGATTTATCAGAAGAATTCTTACGATCAGAATTTTTGATCGAAGCTCAGATGATGGACAAATACCCAAAGAATGAAAAATTTGGCGATGATATCTTCTATGGCAGAAACACAGTACATGATGTTAAAGATTATTTAGAATCTGCACATGGACCAGAAAAATCATTGGGAAAGATCGGTCATCATATCAATGTGTCTCAGTTCGAAGGACAATCCTATAGAAAACCAGCTGGAAAAATCATAACACATGATGCAAATGGTGTTATCCATCATGTTCTATCATATGAACGTCCTTATCATGCGTCTCCAGAAACAATGAGAGTTATTAAATTAACTTCAAATGATAAAGCTCATAAAGCAATAGGAGCACATGATCTATATCATCATCTTTTGGATCATGGTAACATCATGGAATCAGATATCGATCATACTCAAGCTGGATTAAATGTTTGGAAGAATCTTTCAAGAATGCCGGGAGTTAATGTTCATGGATGGGATAACAAAGAAGATAAGCCGGTGAATACAGACCGATATCTCAGATCAACCGATGATACACATACAACCAAAGATGAAATAAGAAATCCGCTTGATCCTAAGACCAAAGCGGATAAAGAACATATCAGAGATTATGTTCGTCTAGTTGCTCACAAATAAATCATGGTTTTGGTTCTGTCATATGTTTAATGAGAATCGAGCTAGCACCAGATAAAAGTAATCCAGATCCAATACCGAATAAAGTAGGAAAACCAGATAATAAAGAATCTGGTGTTTGAGCTCGATAAAGAAACATCACACATGCAATCGCCCAGATGATCCATGTAAGAATCAAAAGAACTCTTGCTACATCTGGGCTGTTGTTATCTGGTCCGCTTAAAAGTTTTAGTAGAAAATTCATATAACCTCGTAAATCTGTACATGTGATATCGTATTTATGATTAATTTCATCATCAGTCAACAATAAGCACAGACTTACGATATCACTATGAATGATTATGAGTCATAGAATTCTGACGCAGCGGATTCCTGAAAAGACTGACATCAAATCATCGATATCTTCTTTGTTGTTATCAAAATGAAATCCGTGCTCATATCCCAGATCAATCAATTTTTTAATAACACAGATCTTATGCTCAGAGTCAGAGATATCTGGATTCTTCTTGCAAAAGATTGGAATGCTATCATCAATGCCGATCAGAGAAAGCTGATATTTTATACTTTCTTCGTCTGATTCTGTAGAAATAATTACAGAATGTCTTTGATATGCAATATCTGTTGTGTAGTTCTCGATCATTGTCGGAACCACTATGTCACTATATGTGTTGATCAGGATGTCTGATCGACGTCGGCATGAGATCATAATCAAGTTCTTTCATAATGTTGATGTTTGTTGATTCTAAACGATTCTTGATCAATGGTAAAGTCTTTTTCACTCTATTTTTCAATCTGTCTGCACCAAATCCTTGCATTGCTTCGAATTCAGCAGGCAATTGATGAGCTATGACACATAAAGTTTCTCGTTTCACCTTATTCATCAGGACATCTTCGTATAATCCATTCTCGATATAGCCGCATAGAAATTTCTTACTCTTATGCATAGATATCTCGATTGATGAAATATCAGCCTCTAGGAAATAATCAATCGAATCCCAATATTTCTTCCAATCTCGATAGAATGTCATTGCATCATCCTGAGATGCGTAAAGAAATCCATCATTTTCATGTAGAAAATTTGCAGCACAAAATTCTACAAGATCTCTCTTGTCATCAAAATCTGTAAGTGAAGACATGGCCAGAATTTTATCTGGCCTTTCTTGTCTTTTTTGACTTGCCTTGAGTTTTCCTTTATACTTGACTGCGTCGTATCCACTCATGTAATGAATCCGAGTAGCAAGATAAAGATTCCAAGCAGAATCCAGAGGAATCATTCTTCAACTACGATACGAGACGAATCAATCTTTTGGATGTATCGGCTCTCAGAAAGAAATTGATTAACAGTGTTAACATGTCTTTCTGAGTACCAATCTTTAGAAATATAAACGTTGCCATTTTTCTCGTATACCCACCTCCACTTCTCAACAAGATTTGGCTTGATACGGTATTCGCTATCAGGGTCCCACAAAGGACTGTATGGTCCAATATCCTTCCAAGATTCCTGAAGAGTATCAAAGAATTCAATTGTCTCACCATTTGCCCATGCAATGATAAGATCAGCATGTTTGTGTCGTACTTTTTCTGTCATATATCAATCTCCACGGTTGTTTTCTTTGGCATTGAATATTGTCTACGGGCTTCTTCTTCAATCTTTGCTTTCAGAGCTGGTGTCAGCAATTCTGGAATTGTTTCTTCTTCGATTGAATTCTCTGTAACGTAATGTGTCAGGTATTCTAACACACCAACGTCATTTTCTGTAGCTTTTTGTTGAATAAAAGTCGAAAATTCTATTGCATTGTTGAACATCATTTCAGTTCCTTGATTGAGTTAGCTTCTTTCTTATCAAATCGAAGTTTCACAAAGCGAGGAAGGAACAAAGAAGACTTATCTTTCCCCTTCGACTTGATTACTTCATTATACAAGATTTCAGCGATATTTCCAATGATTTGATTGACTTCTGATTCGATTACTTCAGGCAAACCAGCAAAGAACAAATCCTTGTCGAAAATTCCATCGATAGTGTAAAATTTCGAGAACTTGTTTTCTGGTCCGAACTCATCATAGTATTCTACTCGGTTCTGAGAAAAACCAAGGAAAGTAGCACGGTCCTTTTCAGAATAGCCACCACCAGCATTCACTTCAAGTTCGTCGTCTCGTGTACCAAGCACCAATGCGCCAAGCATACCAGCATATTGCTTACCTTCGCGACCGTATTCCCATCCAATGATCTTCAGATCTGCTGTATTCTCTGCCTTGATCTTTACAGCATCCTTCGAACGCTTATCTTCCCACTGCAAACAAGGCGCCTTAAGAATAGCTCCTTCTTCACCATTAGACATCCATTCATCAAAAATAATCTTGGCTTCTTCGTATGAAGTAACCTTGACGCTTTCGATCAATTCAATGTTATACGGCTGAATTCCTTCAATACGATATGCAAGCTCATCAAATCGCTTGTCGTATGCAATGTATGTCTTTTTCTTCGTAATGAAGTTATGCAACGGAATGATATCCCATGCTGTCAAGAAGATTCGATCAAGTTCTTCAGAAGAAGCAGTACCATTATGAACTTTGTTGATGATGCCATTTGATACCTTACGATCATCGACAACACCATTTGTTCGAGTCAGAAGTTCGCCATCCAAAACCCAGCCAATCAGATAATTCAGAAGGTAATCAAAACGACCACCAAAATCAAGTACTTCTCCGCTACGAGTCTGAACAATAACTTTATCTTCAAAGACAGCAATGGTAGCACGTGCACCATCGGATTTCAGTTGGCAAAAGATGTACTCGTTATTATCAAACAAACGAGCAATTGCTTTGACAGATTGTTTCTCGCAAAGCAGAACAGGATGTTCGTAAATGAAATTTTCACCAAGAATCTTATTCACAGTGGCAGCCTTCACACCACAACGAAGATCTCGCTTGATAATTCGTTCAAGAACAATAGCATCTTCTGGATCAAGAGTTCCTAGAAGAGTTGCATATGCAATCTTAGCTTCATTGCCAGTCTTCTTACGAGTAGCAAATTCATCCAGAATGAAATCAATCGCTGAATTAAGATCATTGACAAGATCTTCTTGAATGTATCTGTCTGTAGGAGTCTTCGAGATATAGAAATTAATCTTTGTATCCATAGAAACAGAAAGAACACGCTTAAACAGTTCGTTATCAGCATGCTTTGCTACGAT